CCCTGATCGATGTCGTCGTAGGGGCGCGCGCTCCAATGGTAGCCGCCGAACTTGCCGGCGGGCAGGCGACCCTCGCGCACCGCGAGGTAGTAGGCCACTTCCGACGCCGACCGCGGGTAGCCGGTCCAGTGCGCCTCGCTGTTGCTGAACGACATCGTGATCCGGCCCACGGGCGCATGGGCCAGCAGGAACGTGCCATCGCCGTTGCTGTAGGCCCCGTAGCGGTTGATCTCGGCCGTTCCGCTGAACGGCGTCGACGAGGTGATGTCGAAGATCGCTCCGCCCTTGGTGGTCGACAACTGGAGCGTGTTGGCGGCCGCGTTGCGCACCCAGTAGCCGGTACCAGAGACGATGCTGCCAAAGATGTTCCCGAACGCGTTGTTGAACGTGATCAAGTCGTCGTTAGCGAGGCCATGCGCAGTGAGTGTCAGCGTGTCCGTCCCGGCGTTGGCGGTGAGCGCGACCGAGTCCGGCGTCAGCAGCCCAAACGCGTTGAGCGGATAGCCGCTGTCGAAAATGTCGAATGGGCCAGGACCGGCCAGCGCCTGCGACGTGGTCAGCACGCCGCTCAAGTAGCGGTACTTGAGCGTGGCCAGGTCCTCGAGCACGGGCTCGAGCTGCACCGCCGAGCCGTAGACGATCGGGCGCGGGAGGTTGGCGTTCTGCCCGGTGCCGCCCACCGCGTCACCGACGAAGGACGTGTTGAGCATGAGCGTGCGGTCACGCAGCTTGACCTCGAGCCGGCTGATTGATTTCGCGCGTACCGTCTCCACGACGGCCGTGAACACGGGCACGAAGTCGTCGCGCGTCCAGGTCGCGTCGCCATAGGAGAAGGCCGCCTCCTGCCCGTCGACGATCAGGTCGAGCATGAAGTCGAGCGAGCCGTCCTGGTTGTTGAGCTCGAGGCTGCCGATGTTCTGCCGCGCGCGACCGCCGAGCGTCTGCCGGTCGATCGAACGCGCGAACGTCGGCACCGCGCGGATCACGTCGCGGTACCACTTGCTGGCGATCGCGTCGCTTGGCTGCGTCTGGTAGGCACGGGTGGCGAGACGGATGTAGCCCGTGCCGACCGTCGACGCGGCGCCCTCGCCGACCTGATAGACGTGCGCCAGGTCGCACAACACGACCGGTCGACGCGTCTCGTCGGCCAGCCAGGCGGCGAACTCGGCGGGCGTCTTCATCGCCTGACGTCCATCGCAGCCGCGAGCGTGCGGGTGCTCGTGGCGGAGGCGTCGTGCACGGCGCTGGACACCTGGTCGTTACCGGCGACGAGTGCCGAGGTGAGCGAGGCGATCTGGGCGCGCAGCATCGTGACCTCGGCGCGCAGCGCATCGATGTCGTCGCGCGAGCTGATGGGCGAGCCGGTAGGCATGGCCTCGGCGATCGCCGCCGTCGGGGTCGGGCTGCCGCCCGGCACACCCGGACCGCTCTCCTGCGTCAGCGCCTCCAGTGCCGCCACCACGCTCTGGTAGATCGACGCGTACTGGCCGCTCGACGCGTACATCATTTGCGCGAGCTGCAGGTACTCCTGCGCGGCCGCGGGCAGCTTCGACAGCGCTTCAGTGTCGCCCGCCTGCGCCTTGGCGAGGAGCGCGAGATAGTCCTTCTGCGCTTCCAAGAATTTCTGTTGCGGCGACAGCGGCGAGAGTTCGGACTGCTTGAGGGAGTCGAGGAAATCGCGGATCGACTGCCGCAGGCGGGCGAGCTCCTCGGCGCTGCCGCCGGCGCCGTCGATGATTTCCTGCCAGCGCTCCGCGAAGAGTTGTCCGAGCGCGGCGAGCGCCTCGGCCTGGCCGGCCAGCGCGGTCTTCATCTGCTCGTACCAGGCCTCGAGCTTCACGAGCTCCTCGGCCTTGGCCGCACCGTACTGGGCGGAAAGCACGGTGTAGCGCGCGAGCTGCGCGACCGCCTGCTGGTTGGCGGCGCCGAGCTGGGCGAGGATCTGCCGCAGCTGCTGCGCGAGCGGCGAGTACATGCCACCGCGCGCGATCTCCGCGTCGAGCTCGGCCTGCACGCGCGCGATCTGCTCGGGGATCAGCCGCAGCGTCGTCGCGAGCCGCGCGCCAAAGTCCCCGCCCATGCCGTTCGAAATCTCCTGGATCGCCGCCCAGATCGTCTGGAACTGCGACGCCGCGGTCTGGGCCGCCGTCTGCGACGCCTGGTAGGCCAGGTTCTCCAGCGCCGACGACACCTTGTCGACGGCGGTCGTCGTCTCCTCGAGGCTGCCGGTCATCGAGGCGATGTCCTGGTTGAGGCCGAAGATCGTCGGCGCGAGCTGGATCAGGATGTCGTAGAGCGCGCGGCCGGCGGGTGTGGTGCGGTCGAGGCCCTGGATCAGCTCGCGGAAGGCGGCGTTGGTCGTCGGGATGTGGTCGATGCCGAGCGAGGAAAGGATGTCCCCGCTTTGCGTCCAGGTGTCGTTGACAACGCGCCACGCGTCGGCGATGCGCTGTGCGGTGAGCTCCTCCTGCGAGAAGAAGTTCGAATTGAAGAACTCCTCGGCCGAGGCGATCGCCTGCTTGCGCGCATCGGCGAGGCGCTTCTCTTCCTCGGCCATGCGGCTCGCGGCCTCCTCCGCGGTACCGAACACTTGCACGAAGAGCGGCCCCAACTTGGCGATCGTGGCGTAGGTCGTGCGGCCCTCCTCGGTCGTAAGGTCGAGCCCGTTCAGCAGGTCCATGAACGCCTGGTGGGTCCCGGGCACCGCGAGGCCCATGGCACCGAACGCGTCGGTGAGCTGCTGTTGCGCCGAGGTCAGCTTCTCGGCGTCGGTGGTGAAGTTCTCCCGGATGAACGCCATGGAGCTCACGACGTCGTTCAGGCTGCCGAACGCGTCGACCAGGTCGAGGATCTGCTCGGGCTCGAGATCGCTCATCGCGCCCCCGAGCGCGCCGATCACATCGACCACCTGCTTCATCGCCGCGGCGGTCTGCAGGACCGCGTCGATCGCCCCGCTATCGGCCGTAGCCGCGTCTATGTCGTCGAGAATGCTCGCCAGGTACTGCGGCAGGTCCGAGGCCTGCAGGGCGGCCAGGAGCTGCCGCTTCGCCTCCAGCGCGAGCGTGGCGTTGAGCTGCTCGGGATCCCGGCCGAGATCTCCGTAAGCCGCGTTGTAGACCTGCGCGCCATTCGCGAACACGCCGGTGTGGACGCGGTTCGGCGCCTTGCCTTGCGGATCGGTATCGAAGCCGACCGCGAAGGTCGCGTTGCCCGAACCCCCGAACGCCTGCAACAGCGCGTTGTACTGCGACTGGATCGTCGTCACCGCCTTGACCAGGTCGGCGTCGGACTGGCTCGGCGTGAACCAGCGCGCGCCGCTGTCGTCGGTGCCGCTGATACCGGGAGTCGCGCCCGACGCCGCGAAGCCACCACTCTTCGGACCGCCCTCCTTCGACTTGACGAAGTTGTAGATCATGTAGCCGGCGGCGGCGATCGCGCCGACGACCGGAACGATCTGTGCAAGACCGATTCCGGCGGCGCCGGCCGCCGTACCGAAGGCCTCGAACACGCCGACGCCTTGCCCCACCAACTGCGCGAAGTCAGCAGCGGCGAAGGCGGCCGTCTCAAGCCCTCCGGCGAGAAAGCTTGCGCCGTTCTTGACCAGGCCGAGCACGTCCAGGCCGCCACCGCCGCCGAGACCTCCGGCGGCCGCGCCGCCGGTGGCGACCGCGCCCGTTATGCCCACCACCACCTGCTTCGCCGCGATCTGCGCCAGCGCCTCGAGCGCCCAGCGCTTGAAGTTGGCCCACAGGTTCTTGAACGCGTTGGACCAGCCGCCCTCGACGACGTCGGAGATGAACCCCCGCACCGAGGCCGTCAGCGCGCTCATGAGCGCTTGCCAGGCGCCGACCTGCGCCTCGGTGTTGACTTTGAGGAGCTGCAGTTGGGCGGTCTCGTTGGCCAGCGCGATGAGCCGAGCCTTTTGCTCGGGATCGATCGCCATGCGCGTGATCCGCTCGATTTCTAGCTGGCGGTTGAGCTCGATGTGCGCAGGCAGGCCCTGGCCAATGATCGCGATCTCGCGCGCAAGCGCATCGTTGGCGAAGTCCTGCTGCTCGATCGCCTGCTGCATAGCGTCGGAGCGCTTCCTCAACAGCTCGTCGGCAGCGGCCCATGCAGCGCGCTCCGCTGCCGCCTCCTCGACGAGAATCTTCTGCGCCACGGCGTACTCTTTCGCCGCCTTGGTCGCGACGTCGAGCGCCCGTGCTGCGGCGAGATAGGCGTCGATCTGCTCGTTGGTGACGCGCTTACCTTCGATCAGGTCCTTTTCGACCTGCAGCAGTGCCTTGTCGTAGTTCGTGGTCTCTATCGTCAGCCCGGACGCAGCTGCCATCTGCCTCTTGATCTCGAGCTCAAGCTGGGCGATGGCCATCGCGTAATCGATAACCGCGTCCTTCACCTGCTTGACACCCACGACGACCGGAGCGATTGCTGCCGGTACATTCTTCGCGCTGGAGGCCGCCATGCTCGCGGTGCTGGAATTCCAGATCTTCGCTGCGTCGTCGATGCCCTTCTTGACTGTGTCGACGGCGTCGATCGCGCCGGCCTTCATCGTCTCCCAAGCGCGCGAGTAGTTGCCCTCCGCGAACTGCACCATCGCGGCCGCTACGGCACCGATCACCCGACCAAGCGCCTGAAATGCCGTCACGACACCCACCACAATGATGCCGAGACCCTTTACCACGTTGACGATCACGCTCACTGAGCCGCTGAAGTCGCCGCCCTTGCTCTTGAGCTCCACCAGCAGGTTCGCGAACACCTGCAGGACGGGCAGGAGTTCCGCAGCCAGCGTGCGCATGAACGCGCCACTCATGAGCCGGATCTTCTCCAGCGTGTCGTTGAACGCGCCGGCGCGCTGCGCGGTCTCGGTCGATACGCCGCCGTATTTCTTGTACTCCTCGACCATCTCGCGGAGCTTTTCCCCGCCAAGGTTGAGGAATGGGATGAGGTCCGCCCCCGTCTTGCCGAAGAGCTCCTGCGCGAGCGCGGCCTTGGCCGGCCCATCGGCATACGAGGCGAATCGATCCGCCACCGCGATCAACGTGTCGTCGAGCTCGGCGAGCGATCCATCGCTCTTGCTCACCGCGATACCCATCGAAGCGAAGACGCCTTGCGCCCTGTCGGTCCCCGCCGCGGCTTCGGCCATCAGCACGGAGAGCTTCTGCGCCCCCTTCGCCAGTCCTTCGAGACCAATCCCCTCCTGTTTGGCGGCATACCCCAGGCCGCCGAGCGCCTCGACCGAGATCCCGGTCTTCTGCGCCAGATCGTCGAGTTGATCGGCATAGTCGATGGCGTCCTTGATCGCGCGGGCGAAGAGGCCCACGCCAAGCGCGCCGCCGAGCGCGACAATCTGAGCGTGAATGCCGGTGAGCGCGCCCTTGAGGTCGCCGATCCCGCGCTTGACACCGGCGAACGCTTCCGCCGTCTGGTCCTTGGCGGTGATGACCAGGCTGGCCGTTGCGGCGAGATCGGCGGCCATTCCTACTCAGCCGCCTTGGCGAACACGGCGACGAACGCCTGGTCGATGCGGCGCAGGACGTGCACCTCGAACGGCGTCAGCGCGACCTGCATCAGGCGACTCCACGCGTCGATCTCGGCGTAGGGCAGGCCGCTGACGCCGAAGCCGCCGGTCGCGCGGCCGCCGGCGAGCTCGTAGTACCAGGCGACCACGTGCGCGAGCTCCGCCGGGCAAGGCGGCACCTCGAGCTCGGGCGGCGCAACGCCGGTCTGCGCCGCCACGACTCGAAGGTGATCGCGGGTTGAGGTTCCATCCTTGCCCTTGCGTGAGAGCTCGAACTCGCGCTCGACGTGCGCTACGACGCGCTCGACGAGCTCCCGATAAAATTTTCGCCGTCGTCGAGCGACTGCTTCACGAAACGCCGCAGCCAGGCCCGTTCCGGGTCTTCGTAGATCTCGCGCGCAGCATCGGCCGAGAACGCGAGTGGCTTGCCGCCGTACGGGAACGCGCCGGGTGTTTCCTTGGTGCGCCAGCCGAGCGTGCAGGCGACCAGGAACTCGGTTTCCTTCTCGACCTCCTCGGCCGGGTCGTCGAGCTTGATCTTGCCGGTGCGCTCGAAGCTCTTGCGCATGCCGCGCTGCATCTGCTGCACGATCGCGCGCCGCCTCGCGTGCTCGGGGCCCGCCAGGGTGAAGAACACGCCGGTGGCGGCGCCGTTGGGAAAGCGGATCTGCACTTCGGCGCAGTCGCGCTCGACAACACTTGCCAGGTCCATCGTTTCATCCTCCGTCTCGAACTTCGAAAAACCAGCGGTGCGCCTGGATCTGCGAACCCCTCTTATCCGTATCGCTACGGCGGGCCCCGCGAAAGGCCGGCCTGGTTCACCGCGTTCGCGCGCGGCCGGCCAGGCAGAGGCCGCAGATCCAGGCGCACCACGACATGCGCCGGGCGGATTACGCCGCCTGGCTGTCCTGAATCCACAGCGTCGTGGCCTCCGAGTCGGTGCCGGCGCCGCCGGCGCTGTTCAGCAGCGCCTGGAACGGCATGGTGAGCTGCAGCCCCTGCTCACCGTCGGACTTGGTCGCGCCGCCCGCCTTGCAGGCCGGGAGCGTGAAGCCGATGATGTCGGCCGTCGCCGACGAGCCTGTCGAGAACACCGCGGAGATCGCGAACGTGGTCTCGTTGAGGAAGAGGTCGCGCAGCGCGGCGGTCTCGAAGTACGCCGAGAGCTGTCCGCTCACGTTGACGCGGCCGGGGAACACGTCCGGCGTGAAGTTGGACCCGACCACCGCACCCACCGACATGCCGCCGTCGTACTTGATCGACAGGCCGGTGACGATCGCCACCGTCACGCCGGCGACGCGCAGCACGCCGTTGACTGCGGCGAGCACGCCGGCGGTGGTGGCCGCGGTCGGCGCGGTGAAGTACGCCACCGTGCCGGTGGTCACGTCCTTGCCCATGAACATCGAGCTGATGGTCGCGATGCCCGACGGCGGCAGGTCGAAGTCGATGCCGCCGACGCGGCAGCCGGAGAACTGCTCCGACTGAGCGATGTCGGCGAACCAGTGCTCGATCGTGTAGCTGTCGTTGGTGTGGCCAGTCGCCGGCGTGAACGTGACCTTGCCGGTCGGCGACGCCGTGGCCGAGGCGATCGGGCCTTCCGCCACCAGCGCCACACCGTTGACCGGGATCACCGTGGCGACGGTCGCCGTCAGCGTCACGATGAACAGGTTCTTGTTGATGTTGGCGGCGTTGAACGAACCGGCGGTGAGGCGGAAGGTCATGCCCACCTTGAAGCCGTCGGTCAGGAACGAGCCGGCGGCGCGGGTGACGGTGTACGTCGGCCCCGAGCCCGCGATGGTGATCGAGGCGCCGGTGACCGCGGCGACGGTCGTGAAGTCGCGGCGCAGGCCGGACTGGACGAACGCCGCGTAGGTGCCGGGCGAGAGCTCGCCCTTGATCGACCCCGCCACCTTGCGCAGGCCATGGCGATAGTCTGCGATCTGGTAGTCGGCGCGGATCTCCTGCGACTGGTAGGTGTCCTTGGACAAGTCGACGTCCGAGGTCACGCGACGGAGCAGCTGACCGCCCGACGTACCGGCGAGCAGGCCCCAGGTCGTTTCCTTCTTGAAACGTAGCTGCTTGGCTACGCCGGTTGCGATAGGCATGACGGTCTCCTATTGCGCCACGTCGGGCGCGTTCTCGGCCGCGATGTAGACAACCTCGTAGGTCATGGCCGCATGACCCGTCGGTTTTTCAGCAGTTCCCTGCATCTCGATGTCGGTCGCCACCAGCGTGATCGACTTGGCCATGCTCACCGTTGCGTTGGGCATCGCCAGGGCGATCTCGACCTCCTTGCAGATCTGGTCCAGCGCGTCGTCCAGGTTGCTCGCGGCCTTGGCCACGGCGCGCACCACGACGCGCAGGGTGCGCACCATGAGGCCGGGAGCCGCCAACGTGCGCCGCTCGCTCGTCTCGTTCTCGGTGTAGACCAGGAGCCCCGGCAGATTCGAATCCTGCAGCGGATAGACGCGCGACTCGTACACGCGCGCGCCGGTGGTCGGCAGGCCCGTCACGGCGATCGCGATCGCCTCGCGGATCTGTCGGCGCAGATGATTCGCCATGGGTCAGGGCGCCTGCAGCCGCAGCAAGGTCACACCGGTGCCGTCGGGCTCCACGCCGCGCACCGTGTATGTCACGCCGTTGATGACCAGCGTGTCGCCGTGGGCGGCAGCCGGGAGCGCGGACGTCTGCACGTGCGCCACCGGCGCGCGGCCCTCGACCTCGCGGGCGAAGGCCTCGCTGTACTCGGCGTCGAAGATCACCAGCACGGTGGTTACGCCGTTGTAGAGGGCGGGCACCGCGAAGTCTGCAAAGAACACCGTGAGCGGCTCGGCGAACATCAGACGATTCCGGGGTGCCCCGCCATGGCCGCGCTGGCAAAGACCGGGCCAGTGGTTACGGTCGCCACGACGCGGATGAAGCCACGGTTGGCCCCGGCCTTGGCCACGATCTTGGCCGCGCTGTTGGCCGTCGAGAGCGAGGCGGTCGTAGCGCCGGCCAGGTCGGCAGCGCCGGTACCCGAGCCGTCGGTCGCATCCTGCAGCTTGACCACGACCGAGCCCGTCACCGCACCGAGGGCGATGATGCACGCCATCTCACCCTGGTACGGCCGCACGTCGACCCAGTTGCCGTTGTTGGCGCCGGCGGCGTACGACGCCGGCGGCAGCGAGTTGAGCAGGCTCGCGGCCGTGCCCTGTGCGCTCATCATGGCTTTCTCTCCTTCCTGGATTTCGCGGGCGGAACGTCGGCGTCTTCGACGAAGCCGGCTTCCTCCGCAATGAACTCGGCCTTGCCACCGTGGACAAGCGCGCGCGCGCTGACGTAGTCGCACTCGACCTCGTCGCCTGGCTTCGCCCAGCCGTCGCCATGCCGAAACGGGCGGACGGCGCGAACCGTCACGCGCTTGCCCGCGTGGTCCGCTCCGGTAATTGAATTGATCATGAGAGTCTCCGTCGCAGCGGCCCGGGGCGAAGACCCCCCGGGCCATCGTCGATCAGGTCACGTTGTTGCTCGCGTACGAGAACGCCGCCGGATACCTCACACCCACGTCGACGGAGTACATCGCGCGGATGGCGATGATGCCGGCGAGGAAGTTCGCCACCGGGTTGACCGCGAGCTCGAGGACGCCCCACTCGCCGATCACGACCTGCGAGAAGTCGCCGAAGAGCGCGCGCGACGCCGGCATCTGATTGCTGGTCATCGCGCGGAACCCGATGACGCGGCCGTCGAGCATGCTGCCTTCCCACAGCGGCGTGTCGGTCGAGGCGAAACGCTGACGCGTCATCAGGATGGTGGTGGCCGCCGGGTGCGCCACGTATCCGCACGACGGCCCGAGCGTGTTGGCGAGCGCCAGGTCGGTCTGGGAGTCGAGCAGCAGCACGTAGGTGATCGACGTGCCGGTGAAGCCGCCGATGCCCGCGGTGTTGATGATGCCGGTCGGCTGCCCCGAGGCGCCGGTGCCCGAGAGCGCGGCCGAGTCGACGGCAAGCGCCACCTGCTTGGCGAGGTCCATCATCACGATGCCTTCGGCCGACGGATCGCTCTGCAACTGCAGCTGGCGGCTGATCTGCGTCGCGGCGACGACCGTCTTCGGCGTCATCGCGAGCTGACCGAAGGTCTGGTCGGACAGCGCTGCACCCGCACCCGCTTCCGTCGACATCCAGCCCGCGGTCGCGCCGGCGGTCTGGCGCGGGATCGCCACATTGCCCGACAAGCCCGACAGGCGCGTCGCGCCCATGTTGAAGACCACCGAGCGGTTGCGCAGCAGCTCGATGAAGCCGACGTTCGCCGTCTCCACCAGGAAGCCGCCCGCCGCGCCCGTGCCCGCGACGATGTCGCGCTTCTGCATGCCGACTTGCGCCTTGAGCACTTCGCCGGGCACGAAGAAGTTCGTCTCCGCCTGGGCGCCGCGCCCGAGCCTTTCCTGCACGTTCTGCGCGACCGCCTCGTGGCACCGCGTTTCGAAGCCCGCGAGCTTCGGGTCGCCCTTCAGCACCGCCTGCATCATGCGGAAGAGCGAGTAGCTCTCGACCTCGCGCTTGGTCAGCCCGATGTCGGCGACCGCGGTCGGGTTGTCCTTGCCGCGCTCCTTCAGGATGTCCGTGAGCTCGCGGGAAACCACCTCGAAGCCCGCGCCCGACGCCTTCCACTTCGCGCGCGTCTGCGGCGCGATGTTGTTGGCATCGCAAATGTTGTCGATTGCCTTGATGCGATCGGTCTCGACCTGGACCGCGCTGCGGTCGTCGATCGTCACGGCGGTTCCGCCCGCCGCGGGCTTCTCTTCCACTACTGCTGCGGTGGTCATGGTGACTCCTTTGAGTTCGGCGGTCCCCGCCGTGGGGTTCGGTTCGGTGCGCGTGATGACACGCACCGCGATGGCTTGTTCGTCCTGGGCGCGGCCGATGCCGATCGTCGGATCGGCCGGCACGGTCACCACCGAGATCTCGTAAGGTTCCCAGTCGCGCGCGGTGAAGGTGTTGCTCTTCTTCTCTTCCTCGACCACGTGTGTCCGGTAGCCGATGGAGATATTGCGCAGGCCTCCGTCGATCATCGTGGCGATGTCGCTCACGCGCGCCGTGGCGAAGAGGTGAGCCTCGACCTCCATGCGCCCGTCAACTAGGCGCGCGGAGTCGATCATGCCGATCGGGTCGGACCAGTCGTGATTGAAGAGCAGCGGCACGTTGCCGTTCCTCACGCGGTCCAGGCGCACGGCCTTCTCGGAGTGCTCGAGGACCTCCTTGCCGTACCAGCGGTCCACACCCTGCTCGGAGGACGCCGAGAATGCGAGCTTGGTTATCCCGCCGTCGCCCTTCCGAACGGTGAGGTTCGCGGCATCGAAGCTTCGTTGCTGCGGGCCGAGTTTCAGTTCGCCGTCGGGCATCAAGTCACCTCGCGATGGACACGACACGGCTTGGGCCGCCGTCCTTGGGTTTGGTTGCATTGCCGCTGGTCGCGGTAGCGGCGCCGTCATCCTCGTCGTCGCCCTCGTCGTCACCCTCTGGCGCGGGCGGCGCGGCCGCGGCGACCGTGGTATCGACCTTGATCCCGGCTTCCTCGAACGCCTCGAGCTCGAGCTTGCGTTCGGCGATGACGTCCTCGATGTCGACCCCCCCAGCGGTGGCGGCGATGACGGCCGACGTCGTCGTGAATCCTGCCCTCACCGCCTCCTTGTAGGCGGCGACCTCCTTGGTAGGATCGACCCAGCTCCAGCCGCGGAACTTCCAGCGCACCGCGGCGTAGCGGGCCTGGTCGAGCCAGAACGATTCGAAGGGAACGCTCGCGAGCGCGCCTGAGCCGACCGCCGCCTGCAGCCAGGCGCGATGGAGCGGCTCGCGGAAACTGCGCGCCCACCACTGCTGCAGGACGCGCCACAAGTCGCGGTCGTCGAGCAGCGCGAGACGAGAACTCGAGTAGTTCGACTGCGAGTAATCGCGCGAGAGGCTTTCGTAGGAGACGCCGATGCCGGCCGCAACCTCTCGCAGCATGTGGCGAAGAAACGGGTCCATCGCCGTGTTGGGGCGATTCGGAGCGTGGAACTTGAGCTCTTCGCCTGGCGCCAACTGGTCGATCATGCCCGGCTCGATCGACATTTGCCTCGACCCATCTTTCTGCTCCTCGGCAGGCATGGGATCTTCGTTCGGCGACTCGAGTGTGGCGAAGTAGTTGGACCCCATGCGCGCCGCGGTCAACTCGGAGCCCGAGTACTCCTGCATGTCGTTGAGCTTGCGCAACACACAGTGCAGCCAAGGCTCGCCGCGGGTCATCGGCCAGCGATCGACAACCCGGACATGGATGATCTGGTCCGCCGGCACGCGGATCAGCCGCACGGCGTGGTCGGCGGTGGTGCGCAACTCGCCAGGGTGACGCTCCCGCAGCCAGTACGCCATCGGGCGGCCGTACGTGTCGACCTCCACACCCATGCGCATTTCGCCGATGACGCCGCCCGGATTCGCGGCCGGGCTCATGTACTCGTCAGCCAGGCGCTCGGCTTCAATCAATTCCAGAGCGAAGTCGATCTTCGACGCGCCGAAGGCACGCTGGTGCTTTCGCAGGAACGCTTCGCCGGTCGTGAAGACTTCGGCGAGACATGCGCGCTCGAGGTCTCCGAAGTGCAACGCGCCGCCGGTATGGCAGTTGTTGGCGATCGACCACTCGTCCCAGCGGGCTTCGATGTCCGCGTTGATGCGATCGTGCAGCTCGCCCCGGGTGTTCTGGACCTGCGCCTGCAGGCCGACGCCAGTGCCAACGACGTTGTTGACCACGATCGTGCGCGCGCGCTTGGCGTAGGGCGCGTCGCGCATGAGCTGCCGGGATCGGCTGCGCAGCGAGACGAGGCTCTGGGCGAGTTCGGTGTCCGCGCTGCCCGTCGAGTACGTCGAGAAGCCGCCGGTGAGTGCGGTGTTCTTCGCGCCGGCGTACTGCCGCGTCAGCACGCGCACGCGCTTGGGCGGAGGCGGCGACGCCGGCGCCGGCTTCGCGGCACGCAGGTCGCCGGCTTCGTGCGTCGACGAAGGCCAGGGCTTAGCCATTGCTCAGCCGCACCGTGATCCGTCGCGGGTCCGGACGGCCCTCCGACTTCGCGCGCGACGCACGCTCGCGCAGCACTTCCGCTTTGAGTTCGGAGATCAGCGTCACGAAGTCGGCGACGCTTTCGAACTCCATCGAGCGGCCCGCGATCGAATAGCTCTTGACCGTGCCTCTCGACGCCAGGAACGTCGCGCGCGCCGCCAGCGCGTCGTCGAGCGCCTTCTGCGCCAGCGATCGGTTGTCGTAACCCTGGACGATGGCGGCAGGATTGGGTAGGACCTCGAGCTCCGCACCGATCGGCCAACTCGGCGTCACGGTGTACCGCTCAGCAGCCTTCTCGACGTAGGCGCCCCACGCATAGAGGCCCGGCGCGTACTCCGACGTATTTGTCGCGGTCTCCTGCACGCGGAAGTCGCTGCCCGCGGCCGTGGCCGTCAACGCGATCGGCGCCTGCGTCGGGGCGCTGAAGCGCGGCGCGAGCCGGTACTTGAGCAGCCAGCCGTCGGCCGCCGAATAGCCCGCCACGCTCACCAGCTGGTTGAGCGTGTCGCCTGCGATGATGCGGCTCGCGCTCATAGCTTGGATGGCCCGATCCGGCCGGTGACAACACCGAGCGATATCCCGGGAGACACGGCCGAGAGCTGCCGCGCGCCCAGCCGCGCGCCACCGGAAGGGACGCCCAGCGCAACGCGGCGCACGGTACCGGTGTACGTAGCGAGCGCGCCGCCGACGTTGTTGCGCAGGAGCAGGAGCAGGCTCATGGCTTGCTGCCTTCGTCAAACGCCGCTTCTTCGGCAGCGAGCACCGCCGCGACCTTCTCCGCCTGGTCGATCTCGATCGCCTCGACGACCTCCGTCGGCGCGATCGTCTGCAGCTCGCGCCAGACCGAGACGTAGTACGACTCGTCGCCCATCGTGAGCGCGGTGTCGAGCTCGCGCTGGAGGTGCTTCACGCGGTTGGCGGCAAGCGCGGCGCGAGTGGTGTCGTCCATGGTCACAGGTAGTAGAGGTGCACGGTCGCGTCGTTCGCTGCGCCAACCGCGGTCGCATCGGCGTCGGTGACGCCGCCGGTGATCGCGTAGGCGATCCCGGTCGGGAACGGGTTACCGTTGGCCCAGTCGAGGATCAGCGCCGAGTTCGGCTGCAGGACGAACGTCTCGGTCGGCGTGTCGGTGCCGACGGTCGGTGCGCTCGCCTTGTTGTAGAACTTGAAGAAGAGCTTGGTCGCGCTGTTATTGAAGAGCTTGGCCTCGTACACCATGCCGGCCGACGCCTTGACGCTGGTGGCGTTGGTCGTCGCGGCCGCGAGGAGCCGGTGCTTGGTGTACGCGCCGGTCACGCTCGCCGTGCCGCGCAGCGACGCGAGCCACGCGGTCGTGTTGGCGGTGTTGCCCGGCTGCACCGTCCATGTCCCGGACTGGGTGACCGCCTGCGCGCTCGCGAAGGTAATCGGCTGCAGGGCCGGGATCGGCTCGGTGGCATACGGAGCCGGCTGGAAGCGCCACACTTGCGTACCGGAGGTGTACGCAGTGGATCTCACGCGCACGTGCGTAAGCCCGTTGACCGACAACTCCCAGGCGTATGCCGGCGCAGCCGACAGGCTGCCCGTGGTGAGCTCCACGGTGTTGGCGTTGGTGCGACAAGCCTGGATCCCGAACCAGCTCGCGGCGTTGTCGATCGACCCCTCGAACGTGCAATTGACCGCGGAGAACGTGCCGGTGCAGCGCGCCATGACGTTGCTGGCGCGCAGGACGTCGCACTGCACGGTCTGGCCGTTGCCCGTGATGTTCCCGGTCGTCGCCGGGATATCGCCGGGCAGCGCTGCCACCTTGAGGCGCCCGGCCAAGTTCATGACGAGCGGGTGATAGTCGCCGTCTGCCGCCAACGTCACGTCGGCGTCGTTGCGCACGGCGAGCGCCATGATCCCGACGTCTCCGCTGGCGTGGACGGTGTCCTCGGCTCGCACCGCGCCGGCGATCGTCGCGAGGTTACCGCCCGCCTCGAGCGCCAGCAGCGACGTGTTGAGGTTGCTTCCCGCGTTGGCGGTGACGGTCCCGGACACCGGCAGCGGGTTGCCAACGTCGTTGACCACCTCGACATTGCCGGCAATGGTGGCGTTGACGTTCGGCGTCCCGACGATGGCGACCGGCAGCCCGGTGGCGGACTCGACGACCGTCACCGCGCCGTCGGCGCCGAACGCGAGCTTTACCCACTGGAAATTGCGGCCGCCGACCTCGTCGGTGGCGACCGGGCGAGCTACCTCGCTCGCGTCCTTGATTGAGATGTCGTCGGGCATTGAGACCGGGCAAGTCCAACCGGTGACAGTGCCGACGAGAATCTACGAATTCGTGCAACCGCATAAGGCAAAATCGGACACTCCTCCGGCCGCGGCTGCGCGAGAGCGCTAGGCCGGCCCTTTTTCCTTGACCGGAACCGGCCCGCTTTCAAGCGCTGTGAGGCGATCGCGCCTCCGGACGTATCAGATACCCCGCAAATCGTCCTGGGGCGTTTTTAGGCGGTCGGCGTGTGTCGCTCAACCAGCCGATGCGTTGGGTGCTGGTCCGTATGCAGCAGGAACAGCTCCCAGATCGGCGCCGGCATGGCGCGCCTGCCCGACTCCCAGTCCTGCCAGGTGCGCAACGTCCCTCCCACGCTCTCGCCGGCGTCGGTCTGGGTAAGCTTCGCGCCCAGGCGCGCCGCCTTGATGTCCGCCGGCGTCACTCGAGCGTCCGCATCTTGATCCGGGCGAGCTCGAAGAAGGCCGGGTGCATCGGGCGCTCGCCGGCCTCCCAGCGCTCCCATGCGCTCGAGGTGACGTGCACGAGTTCGCCGGCGGCGGCAGTGGTCAGGCCGTGCGCCTCGCGAAACTCGCGGATCTCGCCCGGCTTGGGGGTGCTCGCGGTGGCGCGCCGGTATCCCCGGTTCGGGTGGTTCGGCATGGTCGATGTCCTTTCCGCAACAGTTGCTGCTTCCATGGCAATACCCGCCCGGCTTTCGCCGGGCGGCTCCGTGAGGTGACGTTAGAGGATTCCACGCTCGGCGAAGGACAGCGACTTCGTGCCGGCGATGATGAAGTGGTCGACCACGCGCACGTCGACGAGTGACAGCGCTTGCTTGAGGTTGGCGGTCAACAACTCGTCCGCGCGCGACGGTTCGGCGATGCCGCTCGGGTGGTTGTGCGCGAAGATCACGGCGGCCGCGTTGTAGCGCAGCGCGGCCTTGACGACCTCGCGCGGGTACACCGAGGTTTGCGTGAGCGAGCCCCGGAACAGCTCCTCCTGCGCGATCAGGCGCATTTGCGAGTCGAAGTGGGCGACGCAGAAGACTTCGTGCTCCAGCCCCGACAGCGCGACACGCCAGTACTCGCGGACGGCATCCGGATCGTGGAACTGTTCGCCATGGAGGGCGCGGCGCAGCAGGATGGCCATCGCCTCGGCGATGACCGCATTCTCTTCGGCTTGGGTCTTTTCCATCTTCGTCCTTTGCCCCTGTTCCCGAGGCGCGGTTATCGGCTATCCGATAAGTGACACTATATACGCATTGCGTGCATTTGCCATAGCCGTTCGTCGGCCAAGACCTCGCCGCATTGTGCTCCCGATATTCTGGCCTGTTGCCCGTGTGCTCCGGCGCGCTTTATCGGGAGCGGAATTATATAATCCCATGTAAGGACGCATAGTTGAGGCAAACTCGAAATCAGGTTTAGGGCAACCTAACGGGGGTTCGAATCCCTCACTCTCCGCCACTTCCGCGATGGCGCACGGTAACGGCGCTTCGGCAAACCGGGGTGACTTCCGC